GGGCAGAATACGAATTTATCGTACAAGGTAAAAAAATGTATCGAGTACCAACTAATCAAATTACAATCAAATATGAATATCAAGGAGACGAAGAAGAGTATAATCCAGGCTGGGCACAAAGCAGTTGAGGAACTAATTAAAGTAGCTAAAGAAGCTATAGTAGATTCTGACGATGATATTTCAGCTGATAGATTAAAAAATGCTGCGGCTACAAAAAAATTAGCTATATTTGATGCATTTGAAATTTTGAATAGAATACAAGCAGAAGAAGATATATTAAACGAAAAGCCTAAAGAAGATACAAAAGAAAAAACTTATAAGGGCTTTGCAGAAAGAAGAGCTAAGTAATGTATCAGCAAGATCTTTATTCAGTTATAACTCCTATAAAGGGTAATATACTATCTAAGCGCAACAGCTTAAAAAACTGGAAATACGGTTACGACAAGGACAGTGATATAATTGTTATTAGCAAAACCGGGCAGATAGGAGATATATATAATATACAAGGTTTAAAAATTGCATTACCTAAGCAACCTAAAAAAATTGTTAAAGGTAATAATTTATGGAAGCCTGAAGAATATCCTAAGGAGCTTAAAAGAATACAGAGCATATTTGAATGGAAAGATTACCCAGACAGTTTTAAGGAAAAATGGGAACCTTATATAGATGAACAATTTGAAAGAAGAGAAAAAGGGTACTGGTTTAGCAATAACAACGTTCCTACTTATATTACTGGCACTCACTACATGTATTTGCAGTGGTCAAAAATTGACGTGGGATTACCAGACTTCCGTGAATCAAACAGATTATTCTATATATTCTGGGAAGCGTGCAAGGCAGATGCGCGTTCTTACGGTATTTGCTACCTTAAAAATAGGCGTTCCGGATTTTCATTTATGGCATCAGGAGAAACGATTAACCAAGCTACGGTATCGAGTGACTCCAGGTTTGGTATACTATCGAAATCAGGTGCTGATGCGAAGAAGATGTTCACGGACAAAGTTGTGCCTATATCGATCAACTATCCGTTTTTCTTTAAACCGATCCAGGATGGTATGGATCGACCAAAGCAGGAATTAGCATATAGAGTCCCAGCTTCTAGATTAACAAAAAGATCTATACAAAATACAGACTCTGACCAAATAATACTAGAAGGATTAGACACAACTATAGATTTTAAAAACACAGGAGATAACAGTTATGATGGTGAAAAACTAAAACTTTTAGTTCATGATGAATCAGGTAAATGGGAAAGGCCTAACAACATACTTAATAACTGGGGAGTAACAAAAACATGTTTACGTTTAGGTAGTCGAATTATTGGTAAGTGTATGATGGGATCAACTTCTAATGCTTTAGATAAAGGAGGAACGAATTTTAAAAAATTATATCAGTCATCTGACGTAAATAAAAGGAATAAGAATGGACAAACAAAATCTGGACTATATAGTTTGTTCATTCCTATGGAATGGAATTATGAAGGATTCATCGATAAATATGGAATGCCCGTATTCGATACTCCGGGAAAACCTCTAGAAGGCCCATACGGCGATCCTATTGAGCTCGGAGTGATTGAGCATTGGAATAACGAAGCAGACGGATTAAAAGGCGATCAGGACGGTTTAAACGAGCATTACAGGCAGTTTCCGCGCACAACAGAACACGCGTTTAGAGATGAGACTCAAAATAGTATATATAATTTAGTAAAAATATACGAACAAATAGATTACAACGAAGACCTAAGACATTCACCAGTATTAACTCGCGGAAGTTTTAGTTGGGAAAATGGTATAAAAGATACTAAAGTTAAATTTAGTCCGAACCCTCAGGGAAGATTTAATATATCTTGGGTGCCAAGTTTGAATATACAGAATAAACAATATGTTAAAAATGGTTTTAAGTCGCCAGGCAATGATCACATTGGTGCTTTTGGCTGTGATAGTTATGATATTAGCGGTACAACAGATGGTAGAGGGTCTAAAGGCGCGCTTCATGGACTTACGAAGTTTTCAATGGAGGACGCTCCCCCTAATGCATTTTTTCTAGAATACTTAGCCAGACCTCAAACGGCAGAGATGTTTTTTGAAGATGTATTAATGGCTTTAGTTTTTTATGGTATGCCAATATTGTGTGAAAACAATAAGCCAAGACTTTTGTATTATTTAAAAAGAAGAGGGTATAGAGGTTATTCAATGAACAGGCCTGATAAAGTTTGGAATAAATTATCTAAAACAGAAAAAGAAATTGGGGGAATACCAAACTCCAGTGAAGATATAAAGCAAGCGCATGCGGCAGCAATTGAATCTTATATAGATAAATACGTAGGAATTAAAGAAGATGGTCAATACGGAAATATGTATTTTAATACCACGTTAAATGATTGGGCTAAATTTGATATAAATAACAGAACTAAATTTGATGCTGCTATAAGTTCTGGTTTAGCTATAATGGCGGTTAATAGGCATTTATATAGCCCGTCCGCCGAAAGACAAAAGCAAAAACTAAATTTAAAAATAAGTAGATACTCCAATTCGGGAAGTGTTTCGAAATTAATAGAAAAATAAAAATATGGCTGAGTCAGTTATAACAAGTTATTTTCCAAGCCAAATAGCTAGCGATTCTGAAAAGATGAGCTTAGACTATGGAACTAGAGTAGGTAGAGCGATAGAGAACGAGTGGTTTCGTTCTGATAATGGTATTGGTCGTTTTAAAAGTAATCAAAACACTTTTCATAATTTAAGATTATACGCTAGAGGAGAACAAGGGGTGCAGAAATATAAAGACGAGTTATCAATAAACGGAGACTTGTCTTATCTTAATTTAGACTGGAAACCTGTACCTATAATACCCAAATTTGTAGATATACTTGTTAATGGTATATCGGAGAGAATGTTTGATGTTAAAGCTTATTCGCAAGATCCTTATGGTGTAGACAAAAGGACTAAGTATATGGAATCTATACTTAGAGATATGCAGACTAAGGAACTTGGGGAATATGTAGAAGCTGAGTTTGGAGTTAATTTATTTGAAAACAATCCAGAAAATTTACCAAAAAACAAAGAAGAGCTTAATCTTCACATGCAGTTATCTTACAAACAAGAGGTAGAACTTGCAGAGGAGCAAGCTATAAATACTTTGTTAGAAGGTAACAAATATGATTTAACAAAAAAGAGATGTACTTACGATCTAGCAACTATAGGTATTGCTGCCGTTAAAAATGGTTTTAGCAAAGCAGAAGGTGCTACCGTTGAATACGTAGATCCTGTTAATTTAGTTTGGTCATATACAGAATCACCTTACTTTGACGATATATATTATGTTGGAGAAGTTAAGAGTGTACATATAAATGAATTAAAGAAAGAATTTCCTTGGCTTACCAATGACGACTTAAAAGAAATATCAAATCAATCTTACCAAAACAATGGGTTTTATGATAGAACTTTGACTAACTATGATGAGGATGATTCTAATACTGTACAGATACTGTATTATAATTATAAGACTTATGCTAACGAAGTTTACAAAGTAAAAGAGTCGGCAACTGGAGCCGCAAAGCTTATACCAAAAGATGATCAATTTAATCCCCCAGAGGAATTATACGTTGAATATGGTATACAAAAATTATCTAGGTCTTTAGAAGTATTGTACGAAGGGGTAAAGGTTTTAGGTGGTAAAACATTGAAGTGGGAAATAGCCACTAATATGATACGCCCTAAAAGTGATTATACTAAAGTTAAGATGAATTATAGTATTGTTGCGCCTAGAATGTATAAGGGTCGTATAGAAAGTATTGTTTCTCGCATAACAGGGTTTGCTGATATGATTCAGCTTACTCATTTAAAATTACAGCAAGTATTATCTAGAATGGTACCAGATGGTGTTTATTTAGATGCTGACGGACTCGCTGAAGTAGATTTAGGTAATGGAACAAATTACAATCCGCAAGAAGCATTAAATATGTTTTTTCAAACAGGTTCTGTAATAGGTAGGTCATTTACACAAGAAGGGGATATGAATCCTGGTAAAGTGCCCATCCAAGAATTACAGTCTGGATCTGGAGGAGCTAAGCTACAGTCTTTAATATCTACATATAATTATTATATGCAAATGATTAGAGATGTGACCGGATTAAACGAAGCTAGGGATGGAAGTACTCCAGATGCTAGAGCTTTAGTAGGTGTACAAAAATTAGCAGCGGCTAATTCCAATACAGCTACAAGACATATATTAGATGCCACTTTGTTTTTAGCGAAAGATTTATGTGAAAATTTATCACTACGTATATCTGATATACTTGAATACTAGCCAACCAAAGAGG